GGCCTTGACGGCGCTGAGATACAGCTCGCTGCCGGTGGCGCGGTACAGATCAAAATAGCCCTCGAGGGTGGTCAGCAGCGTGGAATGAGGATGGTTGCCGGGATGCGCGTAGATGGCGCGGTGATCGCCTTTGAGCAGCTGCTCGAGCCACCATTTTTCCTCGTAGGCGGAAATGGCAACCTCCGCATCCTCGGCGGTACCGACCGGCGAGGTGTACAGGCGGGTGTTGGCCAGAATGCCCTGGAAGCCGAGGTTCATGTCCTTGACATAGGGCAGCAGATCGCAGCGGTTGAAGAAATCGCCCATCATGCGGGCCAGCTCGAAGGCGCGGGCATTTCCGGCATAGCCCGCATCAAGCAGGCCGAAGGTGACCCAGGCGCGGGTGTAGTTGGGATATTCCTTGGTGTGCCATTCCTCGCGGGTGATGGGGAGGATGAAGCCGTCCTCATCCTTGCAGGCGTCGATTTCAGCAACGAGCGCATCGGCCATAGCGCGCAGCTGAGCGTCCTCCTGCCAGAGCAGGGTGGTGCAGGCGCCCATCAGGAATTCGCCGGCGGTCTGGCCCTTGAGGTTGATCTCAAAATGGCCGGACTGATAGGCGTAGGGGACGGAGGGAGCGGGTTTGCCCGCGTGCACGCGGTAGTAATAGAGCATGCGGTCCAGATCAAAGCCCTTGAGGAAGCGGATGTTGTTCTCAAACGCCTTCCTGAATCGGCCGCCGGTCAGCCTGACGCCCTGAGTCGGCGCAGCGGCGGCAAAGGGTATTTTGAATTTGTTCGTCATGGCAATACCTCCTGGCGCGGATTTTGCGGGACGTGCGGTTGAGTTCATCATACCGCAGGGAGAGAGGGATGTCAACGGGCTTTTTGGCGGAAATGCTGAAAGATACGGACGGAATCTTATAAAAAGAACATGTGTTTTTGAAAATTGTGTCAAGTTGCGAAATGAACGTATGTTCTGTGATATGCTGTCTGTGTCGAAAGGAGGGAGGCGATGAAGCGGAAAAAAGAGGCGGCGGCGCTGCTGCAGGAGGCGGAGATTCTCACTGCGGAGATCAGGCGGCGGAGGAAGGAGGACAAGCTGCTCTACTACCGGCCGCATGAGAAGCAGCTGATGTTTCACAGGTGCCTGAAGAAAAACCGATGGGCGCTGGGCGGCAACCGGACGGGCAAGACCGAGGCGGGCGCGGCGGAGTGCGCGTATCTGGCGCGGGGCAATCATCCGTACCGGGAGACGAAGGGACCGATGAACGGCTGGGTGGTGAGCCTGACGGCGGAGATGCAGAGAGACGTCGCGCAGAAGAAGCTGATGAGCTATCTGAATCCCGCGTGGATTAAATCCATTCGCATGCGCGAGGGCAAGGCGGACGACCCCATGGGCGGCATCATCGATTACATTCAGATCGAGTGCGTGCACGGCGGAGTATCGACGATCGGATTCAAGAACTGCGCGCAGGGCCGCGAGAAATTTCAGGGAACCAGCCAGGATTTCATCTGGTTTGACGAGGAGCCGCCGGAGGATATCTATCAGGAATGCCTGATGAGAACGCTGGACAACGGCGGGCTGATTTTCGGCACGATGACGCCGCTCAAGGGCCTGACCTGGGTGCACGACAAGGTGTACCTCAACGAGGCGAACGACCCGGAGGTCTGGTATGTGACGATGAGCTGGGAGGACAACCCGCATCTCTCGCAGGAGGCGATCCGGCAGATGGAGCTGGCGCTGACGGACGAGGAGCTGGCTGCGCGAAGGGACGGACGGTTTGTGGCCATACACGGACTGGTGTACGGCGAGTTCGACGAACGGGTGCATGTGATCGATCCGTTTGATATTCCGCAGGAATGGCAGGATATGATCTCGATTGATCCGGGCATGAGCAAGCCGCTCTCCTGCCACTGGTATGCGGCCGATCACGAGGGCAATGTGTATGTGGTGGCCGAGCATTACCGGGCGGGGCTGGGCGTGGAGGAGCATATGGAGGAGATTGAGAGGATCAGCCGGTCTCTTCACTGGAAGCGGGATGCAGGCGGCCGGCTGACCGCGCTGATGGACGCGGCGGCCGATCAGCACACGCTGCAGGCTGAGAAGAGCGTGGCCGAGCTGTTCAGGGAGCTGGGGATGAACGTCAACACGCGGGTGAACAAATCCAAGTGGGCGGGCATTCAGCGGGTGAGGCAGTATCTCAGGCGCAGGCCCTGCTTTGATCGGGAAAGATGGCCGGATGGCAAGCCCTCGCTGTTCATCTTCAGCTCCTGTCCGATGATGATTAAGGAGATCAAGCAGTACAGATGGCGGGCGGACGGCGAGACGGAGGAGCCGGTCAAGAAGGACGATCACGCGATGGACGAGCTCAGGTATTATCTGATGCACCGGGGCGAACCGGGCGGCGTGAGCGCGCTGCTGACCGAGGGGCCGATCCTGCAGCACAAGAAAATGCTGGCCAGGCGGCTGAACGAGAGGCGGAGGTGACGGATTGGAGGAATGAGGATGGGAAGAGAACCGAGAGAGCAGATGCTCAGGCTGACGGAGGATGCGCCGCAGCCGGTTCATCAGGATGAGGAGCTGCAGGCGCTGGCCGCGGAGATTCAGAGGGAGTACGAGCGGCGCAGAGAGGACAGGCGGGAGATTGAACTGGGCTGGCGGCTCAATCAGAATTTCCTGATGGGCAATCAGTACTGCGACGTCATTCATGAGACGGGCGAGCTGGTGGACAGCCCTGCCGGGTCCGAATGGGAGATGCGGTCGGTGTACAACATGATCGCGCCGATTGTGGAGACCAGACTGGCGAAGCTGGGCCGGGTGAGACCGGGCCTGACGGTGCGTCCGCTGACGGAGGACGCGGCGGATATTTCGAACGCGAAGCTGTCGACGAGGCTGCTGAGAGCCAGTTTTTCATCGCAGGAGATGAGCGTTAAACAGCAGACTGCCGCTCAGTGGGCGGAAATCTGTGGAAGCGTGTTTTACAAGGCAGTCTGGAACCCGCGCGGCGGCCGTCTGCTGGGATGGATGAACGGCGAGGCCGTGTACGAGGGCGATATTTCGACGGCAGTCGTTCCAGCCTATGAGATTTTCCCGGACTGCTGCCACCGGGAGGGCGTGGAGAATCAGGAATCGATCATTCACGCCAAGGTCTACGGGGTGAAGGAGATCGAAACGCTCTGGGGCGTGCAGGTCGCCGGAAGGACGCTGGAAATCTTCGGAAACGACGCCATGCAGCTGACCGGCGGCGGATATCACCCGCAGTTCGGCGCGGCCCGCGCAGAACGGATGGAGGACGCGGAGCTGGTGATCGAGTACTACGAACGTCCGGGCGCGCAGTTTCCGGAGGGACGCCACATCATTGTGGCGGGCGGCTATGTGGTGCATCTGGGCGTGCTGCCCTTTGTCAACGGAGAGAACGGAAAGCGATGCTATCCGCTGGTCCAGCAGTACTGCCTGACGGCGGCGGGCAATTTCTTCGGCTGCAGCGTGATCGAGCGCCTGATTCCCCTGCAGAGGGATTACAACGCCATCAACAACCGCATCAACGAATATACGGCGAGAATGACGGCGGGCAATCTGGTCACTGAGCAGGGATCGCTGGTCAACGAGGAGCTGCTGGATACCGGCATTGCGCCGGGTACGGTGATCGAGTACCGCGCGGGCGCGACGCCTCCGGGCTGGATGAGTGTGCGCGAAATTCCTGCGACGCTGCTGGCGCGGCTTTCGGACATGAGGAAGCAGTTCATCGATATCTCGGGCGTATCGGAGATGGCGCGGGCCTCGACGACGACCGGATCGATTTCTTCGGGCGTGGCGCTGGAAATTCTGAAGGAACAGGACGACACGCGTCTTTCGCTGACGGCGGAGCACATCCGCTCAGCGGTAAGGCTGCTCGGTCAGCACTGGCTGAGGCTGTTCAGGCAGTTCGCCGTGGGCGCCCGGCTGACCAGAGCGGCGGGCGAGGACATGGCGGAGACGGCGGTGCTGATGTGGAAGCGCGGTCAGCTGACGAGCGACGATGTGACGGTGGATACGGATGATGACCTGAACAACACGCCGGCGCAGAGGCGGCAGCTGACGCTGGAGCTGATGCGGGCTGGCCTGTTCCTCGACCCGGATACGCAGCGGATGACGAGAGAGAGCCGGGCCAAGCTGATGGAGATCTTCCGCCTGGGCAGCTGGGAGGAGCTGACGGGCACGGATGAGCTGCACAGGAGCCGCGCGCAGACGGAGAATGCCGGCCTGATGAAGGGTGAAGTTCCGAAGATTCAGCCGCTGGACGAGCATGCGCTGCATCTGGCGGAGCACACGAGATTTGCGCTGAGCGCGGAGTTCAGGCAGCTTGAACAGGTGCGGCCGCAGATGGCGCAGGCGCTGGTGATGCATGCGGAGGGACACAGGGCGCTCATGGAGGATGGGGAAGGGGCGAAGAAGATGAAAGAGTGAGCAAATTTGTAAGGCGGCGGAGCGGATTGATGAGGAGAAATGCGTGATGAGCGAAGAGACGGCTGACTTTCATCGACAGAGGCTGAAAGACTGCAGGCTCGAAGGAGCGGACGTTTCATCAGTCTGCTTCGCAGACAGCTTCCCATCGAGGGGAAGCCTTGACAAGGAATGAATTGAGGAGGATCGGACAAATGGCGGAATATCTGACGGCGGAACAGCGGGCCGAGCTGGAGCGACAGCTGGGCGCGGGACTGACCGGAGAACAGGCGCAGGCGGCGTTTCAGGAAGGCGCGCGCCGGGCGCAGGAGGAGATGGACGGCGCGGCACAGAGCGAGCCGGAGATGCTGGCGCTGACCGAGGAGGACAGAGCGTTTATGGATCAGTACGGCTTTGATTCTCTGGAGGGCATCCGCATCATCTTTGATCAGCTGCAGGAGATGATCCGGATGCAGCGCGGGATGCTCAACGAGCTCAGGGAGATCGAGCGTGCGGATGCGACGGCTGCGGCGCTGGATGCGCGTCATCCCGATTATGCGGCGGGCAGGCTGTTTGAGATGGAGCTCAAGCCGGTGCGCGACCGCGCGATGACTGCGGCGCGCAACCGGATGATTCAGCAGGACTGGATGATGAGCGCTGCCGGAATGCGTGATCTGGAACGGCTGCTGCCGGAGATTGCAGAGTACATCATGGAGCATCCGCGCTATGCGGAGGATTCGGAGGGACTGATCCGAGCCTACGAGGCGGTGCGCTCCCGCAAGTACCGCGGAACCGACGAGCTGCTGGCCGATCCGGAATTCGTCCGCATGATGGCGGAGAGCGAGCCGGTGAAGGAGGCGGTGCTCAGGACGCACATGGAGGAAATCCGCAAAGGCGGCAAGGTGCCGCAGGCAGTCGGCGCAGGCAGCGAGGCCGGAAAGACTCCGCTGACCGGACGCAAGCCGATTACCGGGATGGAGATGGCGAAGAAGCGCCTGGAATATATGCTTCGCTGACGCGAAGCATGTGGACGGGGGAAAGCCTTTCCCCCGCCACGGCCACCCCCTGCCGCGATCCACTGGAATCTGCCTTCGGCAGCTTCCGGCCGTGGATCGCGCAAGGAAACGATTTTTCTCCCGGCTCGTAAACGAGCCTCCCGAAAAATCGCCCCGCGCCCGCCGCGCATGTCGCCGGGCTCGATTGGACATGGAGGGGCTGCGGCCCCTCCAAACCACCCCGGGGAAGGGGAGACGGCCGCATACGCGGCGGAGGGCTGTGGCCCTCCGGACCTCCCGGGGAATGGGAAACGAGGGGAGGCGGAGGGTTGTGGCCCTTCGGACCTCCTGGGGAATGGGAAACGAGGGGAGGCGGAGGGCTGTGGCCCTTCGGACCTCCTGGAGAATGGGAGACGAGGGGAGACGGGGCGGAGGGCGCGGCCCTCCGGACCTCCCGGGGAAGGGGAGACGAGGGGAGACGGGGCGGAGGGCGCGGCCCTCCGGACCTCCCGGAGAATGGGAAACGAGGGGAGACGGGGCGGAGGGCGCGGCCCTCCGGACCTCCCGGGGAAGGGGAAACGAGGGGAGCAACGAAGCGGAGGAACTGGATCTCCGGACCTTACGGGGAAGGGGAGACGGGGGAGCAACGAAGCGGAGGAACTGGATCTCCGGACCTTACGGGGATAGAGTGACGGGGTGGTATGAGGTGGGAAGAAAAAATCCCCGGAAGCCGGAGGCGCAGCGGAGTGAATCCGCAGACGCGGCCGGATCGGGGAATTGGATGCAGAGGATGGATCCTACAAGGGCCTTGGCGGAAACGCCACGCATGCCGGCAGCACAGCCGCTGCATCTGGGATCAAGTATAGCGGAAGGCCGCAGCGGCGTCAAGTGTGGGAAAGGCGTCTTGCAGGATAAAAGTGTGGGGAGGACGGTGAACCTTCGCGGCGGAACGGATGAGAAGTAATGTGATAGAGAAGAGCCGTAGAACGCGCGCAGGGGAATCGGATGGCGAGAAGCATTGGGCGGACGGTCAGGGTGAACGATGGATTGTAAGGCGGCGTATTTCGTTAAAATATCAATCGAAAACTTAGTGCAAGGCGTAACGTTACAATCCCTCCGCCGCTCACGCGGCACCTCCCTTTGCACAAGGGAGGCCAGGAGTTGCTCCCTCAATCCTTCAGCTGACAGCATTGTTTGCACAGGAGATACTTGGAAGAACGAGAGAGAAAGAGGAGGAATTTGAATTATGGTGAATCTGACGACGGTGAACAGCGCGCTGAAGAATTTCTACATTCAGCCGCTGCGCGAGGACATCAATCTGAAGGCGGATCCGTTTGCGAGCCGCATTATGAAGACCACGAACAACATCGTGGGCTACAACAAGATCGTGCGTGCTGCGCTGGTGGGCGCAAACGGCGGCGCAGGCGCGGGCAGCGAGACCGGCGCGCTGCCGACGGCAGGCGAGAATCAGTATGTTGCGCTGGAGAGCGGCACGAAAAACCTGTACGGTACGCTGGAAATTTCCGACAAGATCGTGAAGAGCGCGACCGGCCAGAATGCGGGCGCATTCGTCAACATTCTGCAGCAGGAGATGGATACGCTGACCAAGACGCTGAAGTGGAACCTGGCCCGACAGATCTACGGCGACGGCAGCGGCTGTCTGATGAAGCTGAAGGCGGCGACCGGTGCGGCGACGCTGGAGGCCGCCTCCGGAGACAACACCCGCTTCCTGCTGCCCGGCCTGAAGGTGGACGTTCACAGCGGATCGACCGGCGCGGTGGTATCCGGCGGCGCGGGCCTTCGCATTGCCGACGTCGACCGGCTGGCAAACAAGGTCCGCCTGAGCGGTGCGGTGACGGTGGCAGACGGCGATTATCTGACCATTCAGGGCAGCGCCGGGTACGAGCTGACGGGTCTTGGCAAGATCTTTGAGACGATCTCCGGCACCTCTCAGACGCTGTACGGCGTGAACCGCAGCGAATACAGCTGGATGCGTCCCTATATGGACAATGCGTTCGGCGCGATCTCCGAAAGCGGCCTGCAGAAGGTGATGGAGCATCTGGAGGACAGCTACAACATCACCATCGACCACATCAACTGCGGCAGCGCGGCGTACGGTCACTATCTGGAGCTGATGAACAAGCGCCGCCATGTCAGCGATGTGATGGTACTTGACGGCGGTCACAAGGCGCTCTCCTTCAACGGCGTGCCGCTGACCCGCAACAAGTTCATGCCCGATGACGCCATCGACATGTATGATACCGGCCTGTTCACCATCGACCAGGTGTCCGACTGGGAATGGATCGAGGGCGAAGCCAAGCAGGTGCTGCATCAGGTGCCGGGCAAACCGGTTTACACCGCGACCATCGCCAAGTACTGCGATCTGATGTGTGCGCTGCCGGGCGGCATTGCCCGCGTGAGCGGCGTGACGGCGGCTCAGTAAAGGCGTTTGAGCGGAGGCACGCCGGATGACGGACGGTGAGGGGCAGGGCTTAGATGGAGCGTTCCGGCAGGGAACCTGCGGGGGCGCGGGGAGGACGCTTTATACGGAGTCTGGCCGGGGTGAAGGTATGAAGCGGGCAGGGTTCACAACGCGCTGAGCTGTCAGGAGAATGGCTCTTTGGGGAGGAGGATGGGATGCGGGAGGGCGAGTACGGACGGGACCGCGTGCCCGTGGTCAGTCATGCGATGGACATACCGGAGAGATTGAAGGAGCTGGACGAAGGATACTTCGTAATGCTCAATGTGAAGACGCAGAGGTTTGAGGTATGGCATCGGGGCGACGGCGAGGGGATGCTCGAGTGTGTGCTTCCGTACGACGGACTGGACGAACGGGCGGTTCGCCATGTGCGGGAGCACCGGATGGAGCGGATGGAGGAGCTGATCCGCGAGGTGGAGGAGCACAATGCGCGGCTTGAGGAGGAGGCAAAGCGAAGCTGGCTGACGCAGGCCGGGGAGAGGACGTACGAAGCGTTTTCATATCTTCGGAAGCGAACTGGCGAGGATGAGATACCGGCGGAGCTGCTGAGGGAGTGAGGGGAGGGAAAGGAAGCCTATGGAGGCCGATGAAACAAAAGAAAGGAGGCGGTTGGATGACGCTTGGAAGGATGTGCGAGGCGGCGGCCCGGTATTCGGACCGGTATGACGAGTACGTGAAGGCGGAAAACGGCAGCTTTGAGGGTGAGGCGCTGCACTGGTTCAGAATTTTCAAGGATGCGGTGAACGAGGCGTATTTTGAGATCGCTCGGTGCATGAGGAGCCCGGAAATGCGCAGGGAGCTGGTGCTTGGCGCGGATCGGGTGATCGATCTCAGCGGGCTTGAGCCGGAGGCGCTGACGGTGAACGGGGTATACCGGCCGGACGGGATGACCGAGGTCGGATACGTGTTCAGGACGGCGAAAGGAATCGAGGTGATCGGCGCGAAGGCCGGTGAAACGGTGATCCTGGCCTGGCAGTATCTGCCGGAGCGGATGGAGGCGGAGAGCGACGAGCCGGTGTTCCCGGAATCGCTGGCCGATCCGATGATCTACATTTCTCTGGCGACGGCCCGGATCTGGCAGAGCGAGCGCAGGATGAGCGACGCACAGGTATGGATCAATGAATTCTACCGAAGACTGCGGACGATCCGTCCGGGCATCAGACCGGCGAAGAAGCGCCGGACGCCGAGGACGATGTTCCGGTAAAGGAGGCGGGCAATGAGTTTCAAGAGACTGAGAATCGCCGGATTCAGAGGCCTCGATACGCAGATGGGCGATTTTCACGGCGATCTTTCCACCTCGCCGGATGCGGTCAACTTCGTGTGCTCGGACGGCGTGATGAGGACGGCGGGCGGTACGAGGGAGTATGCGGCGCGTCTGCCGGGCTGCGGGGCAAGGCTGTATCAGGCTTTTTTTCGGGACCGGGCGACCGGCGCGGACCGAAGAGTGATGATGGCCTCGGGCGGCGGCGCGCTGTATGCGCTGACCGGCGGCGCATGGGAGCAGATCGGGTCCGGGTACGGCTCGGACGAGTGGGAGGCGGTCAACTACCGGAAGGACGATCAGGAGCTGATCCTGATGGTGAACGGAGTGGACGGTATGATCTCATGGGACGGCGTGGGCGCGCAGGTGCAGGCGATGGAGACCGAGCAGGGCGGCGAGGAGATCCGGTTTGCTCATCTGACGCTTTTGTACGAGCGCCTCTGGGGCGCGGTTCATGCCGATGCGCCGGACCGGATTTACTGGAGCGAGAGCTTTGAGCCGGGCAGCTGGGAAGTGAATTATGCGGAGCCGGAGTCGGGCGGCGGCTTCATCGATGTGGCGACGTTTGACGGTTCGCGCATCCGGGC